AATACCATCACCTGCATTTGTAGATATTTCAGAAGCATCTAAAGAAACACGGGATATACCCAATGTTGTATTAGCTGATCCTTGAACTACAGGTGCATTTTTTCCATAGATGTCTCTAGCATTAGAAAATGCTCCATCCGCCTGTATTGTAAATAATACGTTTGGATCATCTACCACATACGCCATAGCATCAGATGCTACAGTGCTTGCTGGAAAGTGCTGACTAAAAGTCAACTGATTTGTATTTGGATCTGTAAATCGGCAACCCATGAAAATACCACATAAGTCAGTTGCTGAACCATCCATAGTACCTGTCATTTTTGCAATAGTAGTTGCATTACTGGCATTTACTAGCTGAACGATATCGCCCTTAACTATAGCTGTACTTTCACCAGATTTAATAGGGTATTGTCTAAATACCTCTAATGAACCTGTGTCGAATCTACCGATAGGGTTTAATCCAAATGGTGCTGCTGTGCTGCTCATTTTTACCTCTTCGGTTAATTTGTTAATGTTTATTACGAAGTGCGTGTGCTTTTCTCTGGTCTGAGTACTGGCATACGGGGGTCGGATTCCTTCATGAAACTATTATCAACTGCCTGCATCTGTGATTTAGCAGTATCTTGTTGATGGTCTCTTCTGGCATCCATGTTTTCTGTTGAGTTCTTGCAAAGTAACAATCCTCCAACCTCTACATTACCTGCGAATTTAGAATCTACGTCAGACATGATCTTCAACTCTGGATGATCTTCTAACTTAACTGGCTCCCAGCCCTCACGAAATTTTGACGAAACATTTGTCATATCAGACTGTCCAAGGGCAGATGTACGAATCCATCGGAACTCTACACCCTCTTGAGGCGTTGGATCAGGTAAAGCTGACGGCCTCTGCCATGTAACCTTACGTTCTGATTTTTCTCTTGTATCTTCTGTGCGTGAATCTCTATTAGCCATTTAATGATTCCTTCAATAATTGTTGCGCATATTGTTCAGGGGTAAGCCCAAGTCGCTTTGCGAGACCGATTTGGGTAGAGGTTAATTGCACCTTGCGTGGTTTTTTTGCACTTCGATTAACCGGGGCAACCACGTTACCAGCAGGGCGCTGAGGTGCTTCTACCTCTTCTGTCTCAACAACCTGCTTGTCTTCTATATCTTCAGTTTGAAAATGCTCAGGAAACGCTTTACGCATTGAGCCATCAACTCTTCGATAATACTCATCTGGTTCTAATAAAGGATTAACACCAGCTTTTACTAGCTTTGCATGAAGACCATGAGCGAACCCTGTCATTTCTTCATACCCATCCTGATTAAACCAATCATTATTCTTTTGTAGCCATTCTTTGTCTTTACCTGTTGGCTCTTTAACACTTGATCGAGCAGAAGACTGAGGAGGAACTTCAGTTTCTTCTGCTCTAACTGGGGGTTTGTAATTATTAACCCTGTACTGTTCATTCTGAACTCGACTAAGTTTTTCTTGTGCTTCTACTAATTTGTCTGGATCACCAGCTTCATAAGCATCTTTATATTCTTGTTTTGCTTTTGCAAGCTCAGCCTCAACTCTTCCTTTAGCCTGTTCAACAAGAACTGTTTCACCGTCATCGAGAGTTTTTCTTAATTTTTTATTTTCTTCTACCAGTCTTTGTGCGTGAGCTATAGCTTCATCACTTGTTCTTTTGGCTTCTTCTTTCTGCCTTCTTTCTTCGTGATACTCATACTTAAGCTGTTTAATTCTTTTTTGCACATCGCCTTTATAGCTGTTGATTTCGTCATCATCAGGTATATTTGGCTCTGTATTTTCTGCTCTCTTTGGTCTGTTTTTATCTTGTTCTGGCGTATCATCCACAACTTCAATCTCAACAGGGTCACTATTCAAAGATATAGGCTGCTCTTTTGTTTGCTCTATATTTTCGTCTATTTGAACTTCTTGTTCTAATTTTTCTGCTGTATTTTCCATTACGCCCTCGCATATTCTCTTGGATCATCAACCACAGCCTCAACTGTGTCATCGTTAATTAACCTAAATTCTTCGCCTCTAAGTTTAAATCTTGTTCCAGAGTAGGATCTAAATATAACAAAATCACCCTCTTTACAGTATGGTCCATCTGGAAACTTATCTGCGTCTTTGTACGCGGCTTCACCAACAGATATTACCAGCCCTATAATTGAAGCTGTTTGCTCTAATCCTTTAAGTGCATCTGGGATAATAACTCCTCCAGCAGTTTTTTCTTCTAACTTTGGAATCGCTATTAAAAGTTTATAACCTTTTGGTTCGGGTAGTTTGCGAGTAGTATCTTCGTCTAGTTCTATTTTTTCTGCAGAGTACATCTCTGATCCTTTTTGCAGTGATTTAGGTTCACCGTCACCTTGCAGGCTTTAACGCCTGAATATCGTTATTTTAAATATACACAACTATTGACAAGATTGGAACCCCTAATCCTCAATAAATCTTTTTTCAGTTTCTTGCAACATTTCTCTGGCAATAGACAAACCTTCGATTTTTCCGACAAGTCTTTGATATTCCTCAAAATTTTTAGGTCTGCCGGATGATAAATGGTCAGTGACAGCATCCATCTCCTCCTGTATTTTTTTTATTACAGGCGTGTATATAGTTTCATTTCTACTCATTTTGTAATTGCTTTGCTGCTTCCATTACTAACTTTGCCTCTTCTTTTTGGTCTTTAGAAGCATCTGTTGCTAATTTGGCCGCTATTCTCACGCCCTCTCTTCTATCTTCTGAGTCTAATCTTTCTGTTTGTATCTTTTCATTATTTTTTACTTTTAAAGCGTCAAGTTCTAATTTTGCTAAATCCATTTGTTTTTTATGATTAAGCTCGTCTTCCTTAATCTTAAGCTCTCTTTGTTGTATTTGCGTCAAAGGATCTTGTTGTTGCTTCATTGATTCTTGCTGTTGCATCTCTGCTGTGTTTTGTTTCAACAATTTATCAGCCGCTTCCGCTGTAAGCCTAGAAAGCTCTTCTTCTGTATCTTCAGGTAGTGGCTTTTCTTCATTAGGCATGGCAACGCCCAGATTCTTTTCAATTTCTTTTCTGTATTGAAATGCCACATGCTCTGTAATATGTGCCGACAGAGCTGCCTGTATAGCCCCTGCAAAAGGAGACTGGCCTACGATCTCTTTAATCTTTGGATCATTTGCCGCTGCCATGTGAACCCTAATATGCGCTTCGTGATCTTGATACTTAAACGCTTTCACTGGCTCTTGTTTTAACATTGCCATATTCTCTGTTACAGGATCTGATGGCTTTATGTCATCAGGTAACTTAATAATATCTTTAGCATCTTGTATTCCAAGAACTTCAAGCATTTGCCTGTGTAGCTTACCCATATCATAAAGCTGTGGAGCTTGTTGGGCTAACTGTAATGCTGCCTGATACTGCATTACTCTTTGTGACATCGTGGCAGCATTAGGGTCTGATACAGGTATTACATCAACCCTGTCATCGAAATCCTTTGCTCTATCAAAATCACCTTCCATCTCATAAGCGTATACGCTGCCCATGTAATCACGAATAACATTTGATAATAATCTTAACTCATTTTTTAAAGCTGCATGTAGTCTAGCTTGTACGCCAGACATAACTTTCATGGACCTCTCCATAAGAGCAAGAGTTGTCCCTACTGGTGCTTGGGCGTTGATGTCTCCAACTTGTATATCCGCAACGGAGCCAATCCTTCTCCCCTCATCAACGATATTTCCGAGCAACTGGTACAAGACCGAGCTTGGTTCTTTGTAAGGAATGAAAGTAATAGCGTCACGTATTGCACCACCCGGGACATCAACGTCACGGAACTCACCCGGCATGAGAGGCGAATCATCACCTTTGATACGAAGACCCCTAGCCTTAAGACCGGCAGGTAAGTTCGAGAGCGTTCCTGCATCGATAAGTTGTCTGAGGATTGATGTTGCACTTTTTGCGAGTCCCCCGATGAGGTGTATAAGTCCTGTACCGTAAAAGCCCAACCCGGGGAGGTACCTATAGTGGACAAAGTATTGTCTCTTTCTTTTCTTTTTATCGTCTTCATAATAATTTCTCCTGATAGACAATATTGTTCTTGAAGATTTATCTATCGTGATAACGTATGGTCTGGCTATGCTGTCTTCTTCATCAAATGGTTCTGGCATTTCCATATCTACATGCATTTCAAGTAAAGTGTGTCTATCGTCATCTTCTATTGTTGCTGACTCCCCATCTAGCTCGTCATACTTTTCTTGTATATCTGACATATCTGGCTCAGGGTCAGGTAATTCTATATCTCTGTAAAATCCATTATCTTGGAGTTTTGCTATGTCGTTTGCTGATTTTTTCATAACATGAGTGTATCTCTCACATGTCATAAGATCAGAGGCTCCATAAGAAACAACAAAATCTTCTGCTGGGACAAACATGGCACATGGTCTTTCCATGATTGGATCATAATAAACTTTTTTAAACGCAGATCCTGCCAAAGGTAACTTAAATAACATTTGCTCCGTTTCATCACGATACTCTGTCATTTCTTCTGTAAGCAGATAATTCATCTCATTTTCTACTCGTGCAGCCTGCTCTGTCTTCTCAACAGACATCTTGCCAACTATCTTTGTTCTAACTGGACCTGATGCAGGAAATATCTCTCCCATTGCCTGTGCTTGAAATCTGACTATTGATTCTGTAAGTATTGGGTGAAACACACCAGATGATCCTGCCCAAGGCTGTTGTCTCTCCTCTATTTTCATACCAAGTAGATCTAAGCCCTTCACATAGCTTTTTGCCCATTCACTTCTTGATTGTCTATCTGAATTAAAATTAGATATTAATTCACTTGCCATAGACTGTAGATCACCCTCATCTATTTGATCTGCCAGATTTGCGTCAAAGCCACCTGACATGATTTCTTCTACCTGCTCTCCTGTAAAATCTATTATCATGCCCCCGTCTTCTGTTTCTATAGACACAGAATCAGGATTCTCAACCTCTATGCTTATATCAGGTTCTGCCATTTCTTTAAATGTAGTAGCTGGTGTCATAACCTTTTCTATAGCCATGATAATCTCCTATTTCATTCTTTCTAAAATTCTATCAATCTTTTCTTCTAATCTGTTTATGGCAACAGTGACATCATCACGCTTTGCGTAATCTTCTCTAGTTTTATTCAATAAGATATCAATTCTTTTAACTTCTCTTGATTGCGTTGCCAAAAACCAGCCTCCACCTAAAACGATAACTCCTATTAATCCATCAATTATGTGCGTCATGTCCATCAATAATACTCCACAGGTCTTCTGTATTTGGGTTCGTCATCCCAATCATCCATTGCGGTTCTTATCCAACCGCCCTGTCTGAATCTTAACAGTGCCTGTGTAGTAGAGTCAACCAAGTCATCGTGATCTCCTGTAGGAAATGATGCACATTCCTCTATAACTTCATCGGCCCACCTAGTAGGTGGACACCAGATAACACCACTAGCAAATAAGTCTGTTACACTGTTTACTCTTGCTATCTTATCCTGTCCACGGCTCGGTGTAAACTCCGTAACTGGTATTCCCATCGCCCTAAGCTCAAAAATTAAGGGAGATCCTGCAGCTTTTGCCTCAATAATCATTTGATCTGGCTCGTATTCCCAGTATTTTTCGTATGCTGCACGTTTTAAATCAGGAAATTCAAGTTTTTCCTTAAATGCATCGAGTAATATTAAATTTGGCCTGTCTGAGCCATCGTCATCTGGTAAGTAAAATATACCCCAAGTAGTACAGGCACTATAATCTGCCCTTTGTGTCTTTAAA